ATAATCTCTGATAGCTTGGTAGTGTATAGGTTTAGCAGTACCCTTCCTGTTAGCTTTATACTCACTGTCTACTGTACTTCTAAAGTTACCCTTTCCAGTTAAGAACAACCGAGACTTACTAGCCTTAGTCTTTTTAATCATACCGTTGATGTACACTTTGACACTGTGAAGAGCATAGGCTAGGGGGTCAGCCACGACCTCCCCATCCTCGTCCTTGTGCTGTGTAGCAAAGCCGATACGATAGACAATAACATCACCATCTATCAGCAACTCCATTAGAAGGGTAAGTCTTCTGCTTCTGCCATCTCAGGCATAGGCTCTGGTGTAGGCAAGGACTGTGTTACCCGTTTAGCATGTAAGCTCTCTGGTAAGCCATACATTCTTGCTTGTGCTGGGTTATCATCGTCTTCACAATCACCAGTACAACCATCAGTAATCAAACCCTCACCCACTTGAGACTTAAAGCTCTCCATGATTGGTGTGATACCCTTGATGTTAGTAAAGCTACGGTCTGCATTAGCACCCTTACCTTGGTTAACTACCGTAGTAACAGTACAACAACTGTTGATTACTGCATCCCAATCTGCAACTGTATCTTCTACTGCATCTACATCAAAGACTTTGAACAGTTGTAGCTCTTTACCACGGGGTGTCATGTTGTGGAACACGTTGAATGGAGACATCCATAACAAGCGCGGCACTACCTCACCATCAATCTCTACAGTCTCACCTATAACCTCAATGCCCAAGCTTAACTGTTGGCAATCAGGTCGTTCAGGGTCGCCCTTCTGGAAAGGTGTACGTACTTGCATACCCAAATCAGCTACGTATCGTAGGCGACCCATGTACTGTCCAGCTTTAAGGTTAGGAATCTCTACAGCAGTAGAGGAAGTTGCTGGTGTTGCTAATCGTTTAATAGCCATGTTAATTTGTTTCCTATTGTTGTTATAAGCTTCATTAAAGAAGACATTTAGTATATCATACTTTCAAATATTGTCAAGTTATTTCTTAATGTATCTCTGAATAATTATCCCCAAAATCTACATCTACATCCAAGTCTCTGTTAAGCTTAAGGTTTTTATTTACCTGATTAACACAAGACTTAAGGTACTTTGTAATACCAGTGCGATAGTGCGCAGCCACATCCAGTACTACCTCATCATGAAACTGACCTACTAACCTCACTGGTCTCCTAAGTATTTCCTTCACCCACATATCAAAGCAGTATGTTGCAGTGCTTTGGTTCAGTGTGCTAAAGATATCCTTCTTACTCCTCAACTCATACCAGAACTTACTCACTGGATTGTACAACCACATCATGCCGTTAAGCGTCTTGGTTATCTGTTCGTCAGCGATAGCTTTGATACTCCAATTCCTATCCCAATAAGCCTTATGTAAAGCCTTACCCTCTACTAGCGTTGCCTCTGCTCCTCTTGCTATTGTTGCTGCACCAGCACCATATGTACTAGCATAGTTTGTAGTCTTACCCTTGTGCCTCTGTGCTGACAGGAAAGCCTCACTATCCTTATTGAAGTCCTTTGCTTTGTAAGCATTGGCCTGTAGTTTAGTTAAGAAGCCAGCCTCTATAGCAATGTCAAGGTGCGGGTCAAACCCCTTCTTATTCATGTCAGCTACATACTTTGGGTCATGAGGCATCATGTAGTGTTGCTTTGTTCTATCCTCTAAGCTGCTCATATCAGAACCACACAAGTCATTTCCTGGTGTGGCCTGAAGTAAACTTCTAATCTCTCTACCATACGGCGCTCTTGTGCTTGGTATGTTAAGACAGACAGCATGTTTAAATCGTAGCGTGTTAGTAAGACCTTGTATCCCTGCTATTACATAGCCCTCCTCATCCACATTCTTTAAGAAGCCCACAACCAAGCTCTTTCTGTGAGAGATAACACCTAACTCCTCAAGGTACTTAAGCTCTGGGTACTTCTTAACCATCTTCTTAATGCTAGGGCATAGGTCATCACCCTTCTTAACTTGTGGTATGGCTCGCTCCTTACGCCTACCATTCTCATCTTCACCATCAGATACATACTTAAAGGTTGTTGGATTCCAACCTAAACTGAACAACCAAGCCTTAACCTGCTGTGGCGCACCTGCATTAGGTGGTTTGAAACCGCTTGGTACTTTATACTCATCCTCACTATCAAAGTCAATATCATGTACCTCACAGGTATCTTTCCATCTAACACCATGTGCAGATAAAGTCCTATCCATTTTAAACGGCTTGGCTGGTCGCCTAACCTTCTTATACTGCTGTACCTCTGGCATTACCCCTTGAAGAGAATTGAAAGCCTCCTGCTGCTTCTCAGTAAGCTCTAACAGCAACTCCTCTGCACCTATAACATTAAGCTTCCACTTGTGCTGCTCTTGTAGCATTGAGCAGTGCATCTTGAAGCCAAGGTACTCTATCAAATCCCAATACCCATCAACCCCATATAGCTCAGTTAAGTATGCTTTCTGTCTCTCCCAAAGCATTGTGTTAATACGTACATCCTCACTACACCTATGTAAATACTCCTCCTTTGTCAAGTTATCCCAATCCTCAATAGCTGGCTTAGGTATTCCAAACTCGATACCCCACTCAGCCAACCCATGCTTGTTACGCTCTGGATATAAGTACCAGCTAAGTGCTAGTGTATCTATTAACTTAGCTTTAATCTTAATATCTAAGATGCGTTCTATTACAGGTATATCGTACCTAATAATGTTGTGGCCTATAAGGTAGTCATTCTCAGTTAGACTAACAAAGAAGTCTTTATCTACCTGCTTACCATTAGCTACCATACAATGTATCTTATCAGGGTTTAGGCCATTAGCTTCAATGTCAAAAACAATCTCGCTCATATTAGTATCTCCCTTAGTGAGTAGTCTTTCCACCCCCAAGTCTCTGAATGCCCTGTACGAACCAGTGCTTCTGCCATTTCAACTGTAATATCGACAGAGGCTATTAAATCTTGCTCTGTTGGTTTAAGTTTAAATGCTGTTACAAAGTATTGTCCGTGTTCATCATGCGTCATTACTGTTGATGTTAGTATGTAAATTTTCATATCAACTCTCCAATAATTCTGGGTTTTCTTGAATTATTCTGCCGATTACTTCACACGTTAAGTTTTCGTGGTAAATGTCTTGGAGAACCATATCATTGCATTGAAAACCACCATTACAAAATCTAACACTGCCTCCTCCATACCACTTCCTATTTCCAAGAAATATATTGATTACATCACCCTCATAAATCTCAACACCATTCTTATCTTTTAAGCCTGTGTATTGCATGAGGCAAGACTCACTAGCGAGTTGGTCTTTCAACAACCCGTAGTCAGTAAACGCTAAGTGGTCAGAATCAATCATTTCTGAATCAACCCAAGCCCTAAACTTAATTTCTCTACTCATATTAAAATCTCCTCGGTTCTAAATAAATAACAGTGTCGGTTGCTCAGATTCTTCATAATGAGTCCAACCAATACAATCACCCTCATAACCTTCTAGGTAGGGTGTAACCCAATCAATAAACTTATTAATCTCACCGTCATAGTTCTTTAAATCACTTCTTGACGTTATAAAGTAACTGCCCTGTAATTTCCTCATAGCTGATAACGGGAAGGGGGTAAAGTAAAAGCTACTCATATTTCCTATACAGTCCCACCTATGGCACTCAAAGAACTCATGGTTTGGTTTATCAGATAGTCCTAGGTCGTAACTCCCTTCCTCAAATAAGTGTTTTAGTATTGCTACCACCTCTTCTGGTGTATCTTTTTTTAATCTGGCCGTAAAAAATAACTCTGTGTACATTCCCATGTTAATACCTCTTAGGCTCTAAATAAGTAATGGTCTTCTCATCAAAGTACACATCACAACTATAACTCTGTCCAAAGTCTCTGTCAAATAACATCCTGAACTCTGACATATTCTTTCTGTCATCAGGACAATCCTCTGTTCTATCCCTGCTAATACCGTGTCCGTAGTGCGCCCATTTCTCCATAGCCCGTGAACCTGTAAACTCATGACTATAAACCTTGCCACCAGCTTCATGTGACTTGCTACCCTTCTGTTTAGGGTTAACATGACTGTATAAGAATACAGATACGGGGTACTTCATAACGAAGTCACTCATGTCTGTCATTATTTCGTTAAGTTTATCATTAGCTTCACTACTAGCATAGCGACTAACTAATGCAGTGAGTGGGTCAATGATAAAGATATTGATACCATCTAACAGATGCATTTCTTCCATAGCGATTCGGATATCCTCCCAATCTCTACTAGCACTTCTATCATAGAACCTTACTAGCTCATTCATAGAAAGCAAAGTACTCTTCAAGTCCTCTGTCTTATACTCGATGTCAGGTCTGCTGTAGTCTACCTTATCGTGCTTACCTGCCAACTTCTTAGCTGTCTTGGCTGGTGCATTTTCAAGGTCAAACATACCTACCTTGACTTTCTCCTCATATACTAGATGTTCTACTAGTTGGTGCTGGTGGTCTGTCTTACCGATTTTTGGTGCAGCACCTACGATATGAATAGTGTTAGGTCTGATACCGAATGTTGCTTTTGTAACTGTAGGCCAAGGAAATGTTAAGCCCATCTTCGGTTGTTCAAGGGCTTTATCAATGAAGTCTGTAATGTCTAACACTTCGCCCTGTCTAACTACACTGCTATCCCAAACTGCCTTTTGATATAGCTCCTTTTCTCTGCCCGCTAATAGCATATTGTTGGCATCTTTCAGGGGTAGCTTGCAGACTTTAAAGCCACTAAATGATTTTAGTATGTCCTTTGTTGCTTTGTTACCAGCATCATCGTTATCTAATACTAAAATTACTTCTTTGTATTTCTCAACAAACTCTCTGTTGTTAATGATGTCTTTTAGGCCGCTTGTAGCGCCACGTGTCAGACTAACGACACTAGGTAGGTACGATTTATACTTAGCTGGTGTATTGTCTGTTATAACTTGATACAGTGCCATCGCATCGCATCGACCTTCTGTAATGAATAGCTTATTGCTACCATTCTTGCTTGCTATACCTTTGCCCCACAAGTCAACAGCGCCCTTTCTGTCTCCCACTGACCTGAAGTCCTTGTTGGCTACAGCACGTACTTCATAGCCTGTTACTTTGCCTTGCTTAGTGTCCGGATAGTAGTGGTAATTGATTGTTTTACCATCCCTCTCACTATAGCCAAGTCTTACACCATACAATTCAACCACTTCTTTACGTAAGCCTCGGTCTACTAACGCACCTGTTGGTAAACTTGCATACTCTGACAAGTCTACGTTCTTAACTACCTGCTCTTTCTTACTATCCATACTACCACCCATTTTGCTAGGAAAGAACGTATCACAGTTAAAACAATAACTATTTTCTGTCTCGTCCTCTTGTAAAAATACTTGATTGTTCTCACCGCCACAATCAGGGCAGTCTATTTTATGCGTTGGTGTACCCTGCATATACCTGTCTCCTTTCTATTTATATATAGTAAAGATTTTAATATTTAATAATAATTAATATTTATTTAACTAAACTATGTTTAAAAGAATATCACATTTTTGACGTTTTGTCTACACCTAATATTGTGATACGTCCATCATGTTAGGTAAGCCATTGTCACTGTTAAGTAAATTACTTAAGATATTCTCATACTCTACGTCAAAAAGCTCAACAATATCTAATTCTGCGTCTTCATTTATTGCATGTTCAGGGTTAAAATTATTAATCATAATATCTCTCTCTCTCTTTTGGTTAGGTTAGGTTTATCATAAGGTACTCATAATACCCTATATTTAAAACTAAACTATTGTAATGGGGTAACCTAGGCGTTGTTCAATCTCTTCTATTGTTAACGGTATCTTGATAGGTTTTGGTTGTACTC